TGGTCCGTCTTTTCCAACTCGTTAGCCAAATACTTTTCGGCTATCTGTTCTTCTATAATGGCCTTATCATGCTGACCATCCATGCGTAAGAAATCCGCATAAGTGGCATGGGCTATATAATGGAAAAATTCATTAGGCACTAATGTAATGTCATTAAGTGGTTCCGTATTGGGCGGCGAACTATTGGGATTTAAGTCCCAGGTAGTTAGATAAGCAGGAAGTTCTTTTTTATAAGTTACATAAATAGATGTATCATTATCACTGCTCACGTTCATTACGTGTGCGCCATCTGCTTGAATGAAAAACTCGAACTCCATAGAACTATTATTCAGGAATGGTTGTGCCCGGTGCATTCGCATAAATTCCTGCACATCAGCTAAGTCCCTGACGCTAGGTGCTGGAGAAGTTCCATTATCAACAGTCCAGCCAGTTTCGCTGATAGTAGCATCAGCTTGAACACCAGAACCACTATTGGTGCTGGTTGCATTCGCATATTGGGTTGCCCCTCCGTCACCAGCGGCACCCGCTATAAGATTCCAAGTAGTGCCACTATTAGAATAAATCAAAGAATAGAGAGCAGTGGTGGCATCAGTATCAAACTTAGTGTAAGATACGGTACTATTTGTTAGCGAACTATCCTTAATATATAGCCCATTAATCGCAGTGGTTCCAGCACCAAGAACATCGAATCCATCCTGAGTGAATGAAACTATCTGATTAGTTATGGTTCTTGGTTCTGCCGATAACAAATATCTCGGCCACATAGAAGTGGCTTGGTAAGCCTCATAAAATCTCCGGTTCGCCAATTCAAGCAGCTTCGTGTCTTCATTATCTAAAAAAGAAGATACGCCGGATAACGCACGTATTAATGCGTATAAGTCATAATTCTTTCGTAACTGATTCATTATGCTTTGTTTGGGCTGAGATGGGGAAATCGTTTGTTGTAGTCTTTTAAAAATTCTGGGCTAAGAACTGTCTTTTCCCCATACTTATTCCTAAGAAAATACCATTCTTCTATCGGCATTGTAGCGACAAGCTTACCTAAACCCTGAATCGTTTTATTAGTAGCTTCCTTGGCTTCCTTGGCTGCCTGTTCCTCTCTGGCTTTTTCTTTTTTCGGCTGAAACTTTAACTTATGCTGGTTAAACACTTCCGTGATAAGAGCATTATCAGTCTCGGCATCTGAATACTTGGTAGCCGCTGGTATTAAATTTATATTTGGTGTATCCATAAGAAAAAAAAAGGGAGGCCAGATTTGGCCTGACCCCCCTTAAATTTTTTTAATCAAAAATCAGAGGTTCCCCTCTTTCATCTTAATTAAGAGCTAAACAAGGTTCCAGCAGTCGGATAATACTCTAGGAAAATTCTAAAACTTCCCTTACTAGCATTACCGAAACCGTTTCCCGTTCCGTTTGAAGTTACATCCACAGCAGTAACTATGTGTCGTGTAGAGGTAGCCGCATTTAACAGAACGCCGTTATTAGCGAATATGTATTTTTCGGTTGAGTCGCCAGTAAAGCAATCAATCTCATCCACAAAACCATCTGGATCGCCATCGTCTCCGAAGGCAATAGTGGCATTTGAAACAGCAGATCCTGTACTAACAGCAGCAGTAACCAAACTGTCTACTACCACCGCCGCCTTAACAACTAGCCCAGCTAATTCCGAACCCCCAAGGGTTACGCTAGTAGCTTGTGCTCCTGTCGAAGTAGACAGGTCACTGGACTTGAAGGAAGCTGAATAGTTGAATCCTAGAGCAAGTGTCTGGATGTCTTCATTTTTACTAAGTGTAATAGCCATAATAATTTCCTCCTATAATTAAGTTGCGTCGACGATTTCGCCGTGAGCACCGGGGTGATAAACCGCAAGAGTTAAAGCACAATCAACAAAGCCACGTTCTCCACCACCAAGATTTGGTAAGCGAGTGCTACCCATTGGTATTAACTCAGAAACACCGTAGTATTCTGGATTAAGGAGGTAGCCGCGAGAATTAGCAGTATTGCTAGTCGTTGGCATACAATCAGGGTTCGCATTAATAACAGCAACGCTGCCGTGATCTGACTGATAAACTTCTACAGTTAGTTTAATGGTAGCACTTCCTCCATCGTAATTTACAGTACGAATAGAGTTATTAGCAGCAGACTGTGCGATAGGATCTAAACGAGCAAAGTCACTGATGACACGGCGCAAGGCAGTATCAGCAACGAGCGTAAGATTGTTTGTCGTCCCGGTTTGTCTAAAGATAGAAGTGATTAACGTGTTTAAGATCGTCTCGGTGAAGGTCGTTCCGGCAGCATTAATGCTTCCAGACGGGGTGCGGAATGCAGCAGGCACATCACTCGGTCCAGTGGAATCAATCCAGTCTCCGAAGCCACGCAGCTTGTATACAGTTCCAGCACCGTTTTCAACGGCACGGTCATTATCGGATGCTAACGTAGCTTCAATGTCACGTTTCAGCTCGCGGATCGCCTTGGCCTCGGCTTGGGCAATTTTGGCAGGTCCAACAGATTCAACAGCATCCTGTAAGTCGGATACCATAAAGTCTCTGCGGAATTTCTGCACATAATCACCAAGACGAGCACGTCCTGAGAACTGATCGGTGAATGCGGTGACATCTGCTCCTTCTGCAATTCCAGCAGATGAAGGATCAGAAAGACTGTCAACCGTCCATTCAACGTACGTAGCGTTAGCTCTGCTTTTAGAAGCAGATGAAAGGATTGGTGTTTCTTCAGGAGCCAAGATGGTTAAAACATCCAGCAAGTCTTCACGATTGGAAACAGCCGCACCCGGATTTGTCGTATCATATGTATTTGAAAACGCCATAATTTATCGGTTTTTAAGTTGTAAGGTTCTTAACGTGATGAAATCATCTTTCCGCCCTGATTTTTTAAACCTGATCTGGTGCTCTTTGACCGCTTTGGTAATTGGTCGCTCAGTTTTTTTAGACGCTGCTGAAGAAGGTGTTGCCGATGAAGAAGGATCAAGTGTTACATTGCCTCTGGGTTTATTCCCAACGCGAGTATCTTTAATAAGCTTTCTCCCATAAATGCTATTCACTGCATGACTTAGAAAATAAGGAAGTTGTGAATATAAATCTGGTGCAGAACTTTCCAAAGACTTGAGTCTCGGATCATTCATCATATTTATAAACTGAGTTTTCATCTCGTTTCCCTTTTCATCCTGAAGCCATTCCAGTTCTTCAATAGCCTTGCTACCGAGTTGTTGACGCATACTATATGCGTTTTGAATATTTTGCAGTTTTTTAAGCTGATCTGGTATATAGGAATCACGAGACTTTCGAGCATTCATAAGTGCTTTACGCACTTCTTTCTTGGTCATCGGCTTTCCTTCAACCTGGGTAACTTCGTCATCAGCATGGTAACTATCAGATTCAAACAATAAATCTTCAGCCCAACTAATCACTTCAACCACCTCATTAGCCTTTTCCTGCAAAATATCCAAAGTAGCTATATCAGAGAACGGATTATTTTTAATCTCCGGTTTCTTAAGCTTGAGTTGGCTTTGCTCGCGTTGCATTGCGACAAGCTGCTCTTCAGCGGCTTTACGCTTTGCGGTGAGTTCACCAAATCGAGAAACGGCTCTGCTCCCAAGCTTTTCAGCAAGAGCAGAAATTTCCTCTTCAGACATTTCGTCTAAATTAAACTGAGAAAGAACATCATCCTCAGAACTTTCCTCTGCCACTTCGGTTTCTTCGGTCATAGCCTCCGGCTCCTCGGTTGCTTCAGATTGCTCTTTGGCAGGTTCTTGAGACTCTCCTTGGGTTTCCCCTTGAAGCTTCCCGCTGCGTCTACGAACGAAATCAGACGCAGATTGATTTTCCACTGATTGTGATACGGCCTCAGCGTCAGCCGTGATAATTTCCTCATTCATAACTGTTTCCACTATTAACGCCTAGCGATGGCGAGGAACCTATATTACCACACTTTATAAAAAATCCTTATGTCTTTTTTGTAAATTCTTCCAATCGACCATTTGCAATAATTGGTCATAGGACAGAATGCGACCAGCAATTTGCTGTAACTGGTCTGTCGAGGCTTCATGCATATCTGCAATGCACTCCTCTCTGAGCTGCTCAATCACTTTTATAAATCGAGCAAAATGCTCATAATTTGATAGAGATTCTATGTCTTTCTCTAAACTCACGATTGCTGCATCTGCTGAGTTTGCACTCCGCCCATCTCAGCCGGAGCTGTTCCAATACGGCCTATTTGCGCGTTCTGAACCTGCTGCATAGCAAACTGATACTGGCCCATATATTTCTGCAACCTCTGTGCAAAAGCTTGATCTGATTGCAATCTCGCAGCGATATCAGGCTGTTGGACATAACTCTGCAAAATCTGCATAGCAATCTCAGCCCCATTAGGACGAGCAGGCATTTCAATACCCGCATAAATTTTCGATATATCATCGGTAACATCTTTCAATATTTGTTGTTGTGCCTCTTCAACCGGCTGAAGCACACTATCCGCAAGAACAGGATCTATACTACCAGCAATGAGCGTGACTAAATCATCAACATTGATACGCCCATTTTTATCGAGCTGAAGCAAGCTAATCATTGAATTAAGCTTGTTTTCCTGCTTTTCAGGATCGTTGTTCAAAACATCATAACTAATGGTAACATCAAAGTTTTCATCCGGGTTACCCTTGTTAAAGACTTGAGGATCAGGAACTCCTGTAACTCTAAAAAATATAGAGTCGGGACCAAACCTCTGGAAGCAGCGGTAGCACATTCCAATCACTTCCGCCGTGTGTGAGAGGAATTTATCAACCAAAAACTGCTGCCGTATCTGACTCAACGGACCCTCTTGATCCAAACCAACCAACCTGTCAGCTTGTTCCTCTTGAGTTTTTTCCATTTCAACACTCCCCGGATTATAAGCCGGAGAAGGTCCAAATTCTATATCTCCCTTTCTCCGATAAGGAATAAGACGACCCGGTCCCCAATCACTGGGGGCTTGCCCAGTAGGATGCATTAATGGCGGGCAAGTTGAAATACTATTACGATCAATCCGACTATCACGCTCAATCTTCACTTGGTTTTGAATACCACGAAGCAAGTCTGGGATGGTAGTGGTGTCATACAGGCGTTTGCTATCCTCGGATAGTTTTGTTACTATCACCGGATAATCCTCATACCCATTCAACAGTTCAAACTTTGCATAACCCTTAACCTGATCATTGCCGTCAAAGTCTCGGTGAAATACCGTACAATAAATTCCTTCTGAACCATCTTCTTTGTCAATTAACCGCTGGTAGCCATAAACAATCTCAATGAGTTCTTCGGCCTCATAAGCATTATCTGTTAAGCTTAGGCTGCGCCGACCCTCCTGCTCCCTCTCAATCGAATCAATGTTTACGCCGCGATAGCGTTCGATTACAAAATCTATAAATTCTTCATCCCACCCATCAGTAATAATTTTATTCTGTAATTCCTGTGGAGTGTAATAGGTTTTCCAAAAACAATACGGCGCACGTTGCGGATCGGTGACATATGGCGGGAATATAAAATCTCCATCAGGGGCCAGCGTCTTTACCTCCGGTGCATTAACCTGACGCTTCACTATTGGCAATTCAGCCATCCCCAGTTTACGTAAATCCTTTAATGCTTTCCTGGCCCGCTTTTTAGTCACACCATCAAAACTGCCCTGAATCATGCGAATGATTTGCTCATCATCCGATCCCTCGCTTATAATTGCTCCCACTTCAGGATCTATAGCAGCGATTTGTTCCAGACTCAACCGTTGCAAAAATGTCCGGTCTTCCCGGTGCCAGCCAACATATGTAATCAAAATGCCCCTTTCGAGCAAATAATTTGCACCCAGCTCCATCTCTTTATTGAATCTCGGTATATACCCGGATGTAACCATCCATTTAAGGAAATTACTTACTATTCTGCTTTTCGGAACATCAGAGATTTCAACAGGAAAAGCACGAATGTTAGCCCTGTTTAAAGCAGACAAGAACAAGGAAACCAACCGGGTGATGCGCTCATCAATAACATGGCTCTCCATATCCGAGGCACCCTCCCAAGGGAAAGCATCAGCCCCGTGCTTACGTAAGTCCCGACTCTTACCGGGCCACCAGTTTCGCCTGTCGTCATAACTACTTCGACATAAATCAAAGTAGGATTCCAACTCCGTTACCGATTGCTCATAGGAATAACGTAAGGATTTAACATCTGGTTCATCACTAACATAAGTTAGCGATTCGGAAATATCATTATTTTTCATTCAATCTATGTCTAACATTGTATAAAATTTTGGAATAAAAAGCTTCGCTTGCACCTATCATATCACATAAATCCTCAACTTCTACAGGCATTCCCCATTTCCCCTTTGAAGCAGAACATAATATTTCCCAAGCAAGAAGCCTGTAAATCTCATTGGCAACCCAATAAGGATTTAGCGTGATGTCTTTCTCTATATCTGTAAGAGGTTCCATTTATATCTTGAATAGCTTCGATTAATACATTCTTCCCCGTGAGTCGTCCACGCCAGCGTCGAGGAACCACCACCGGAACCTTTTTCCCTATCTCCTTTATAAAAGCATACACGTAACGGGGATTGGCAGCAGGTTTAATTACCCTGCCCTCATAGTGCTTAGGAACACATTCCGGAACATCTAAAGAGTTTTTTAAAATGCATTGCCCCTCCTCATTGAGCCATGTGGTCTTCATCTTTCCAGTCATCATTTTATCCGAAAGCTTATCGGTTGCCAAAGATAACAACTCTTCCACATCCACTCTCCACTCTTTAGCCAGCCTGTCAATCCTTGCCTTAGCCATCAATATCCCCCCATCGTTTTTTGTGTTACCAACATACTGCGATCTGTAATGTGATCCGGTCCTTCACCACCATTAGCCATTCTTAAATATCTTATTAAATCAAAAAAATCCTTTAACGCTTCGTCCGACTTACCCTGACTATTATAATTAATTAAACTGTCAATTAAATTTCCGCAATCCCGGTGTATGTAACATCTCGGCTTGTTAGCAGAATCAACAGAAACATTAGGATTATACATAAACCATTCATCCAGAGCATTAATGCCAATTTCTTCGCGACGACCATCAGAAGGAACAAATATCATGCCAAAATCATCAAAAGACATATACAAATCATCGTTATTCTCATTCTCACTAGAGAAATAACGGCTGTCACCAATACGCTCAAACACCTTAATGTTCAAGTCTTCTTCAACCTCCCTGAACAAATCAGCGTAAGTTTCTACATTAAATCCCAGCTTCTTGGTTGCCGGACCAGTTTTCCATTTAGGATCACCAAATAATGCCCACTCACCATAACCGTCCCGGTCAGGCCACTCCTTGCGAATGTAAACGTATCCGTCCTCATCCACACCAGCCCACAAACTAGTGTAATTACGGGCACCCGCCGGGTCCACCACCTGGTAACAAGTGAATCGCTTCCTGTTAGATATGTCCGGGAACACCATCCCATATTTATTAGGCGTTTCACTTAAGACATTCACCTCGGTGTTGAATAACGGTAACAGGGAAGTCATGTTTCTTACCGGAATACCGTAAGCCCTAACCAGCACCTCGTCATCCGGTCTCCCCCGCAAGTCCTTAACTATACGCTGATACCCGCCAAATGGATTTTCGTCAGAATGTAAATATACAACAGCAGCATCCCTGTTAGGACTATACTGCTTTACCGGTAACTCCCGGTCCAGTAACACCGCTTCTCTGGTCTCTAAAGTTTCACTTCCCTTTAAATATTCATTAATAAATGGTGTGTACCCGTTAATAGGAGTAAAAGCTATTAACATCTTACTGTCCCTGGTCGCCAGCCTGAACCTTAAAGTGTTTACTAATGTCTCGTCACCCAAATATTCGTCCAGCCAAGCTCCGAGGTTTATGTTATCTCCGGTCTTAAATCCAAATTCAAAGCCCTCCAAAACGGTCTGGTTGTTACTAAACTGCGTGTAAGTTTTGAAATCTACCCGGGTACGGGTGTCCGGGAAGATAAATCCACTCCCAGTAAAACCATTCTGCATCGAGTAGTTGATGTAGCCCTCAACACCCTTGGTCTTTCGCTTGAACTCCTTAGGCATCATCTCCCATATCACCGCCTGCTGCACCTTTACACTCGTGTCTGCGTTCTGTGAAAAACATACAATGTGACCATCATTGTTGGCCATGACACTCTCCATCACTATCTTAGCACATCCAGTGGTTTTACCACTACGATTACCACCGAGACACAAACATTCGTTGTATTCATCCAACCCAGAACGAATGCGGCTCCATCCGGCCAGGTCAAATCCATACCTCACAGGGTCTACCCTGCTGCTCAAAATACGCTCCTCGTGCGCTGTGTGCAGGCTTTCAAGCACATCAGGGTCCTTCTTGCCCCAAAATACAATTTCCTCGTCTGATGGCCCAGGCAGAATCGGGTGAGGACTAAACTCCATAAGGTTATTCATTCGTCATTATCAATGGCCTCGGCCTTCTTTATCTGTAACATGCGCTTCCGGGCAGCTTCAACAGTCGCCTCGTAGTCCGTCTGTGTCACCATCTTTCGCTCCTCCACTATACTACTAACCTCGCCACGGAATGTATTACTTCCCCTCTCGGCCTTCTCCAAGGCAACGCTTAAAGGCAATAAGTCCCTGAAGGTTGGCTCAATTTCACCATTCGCCATCCGCTCCTTGAGAGCATCAATCAAAGTTTCCTCCAAAGAAGAAAGTTCCAGGAAATGCCTGCCACGGATGTTCGCACCCATTGACCGCCAACGGTTTGTGTAATCAGCATATTGAACCAAAATATTAGAGGTGGTGTGGCTCCTTAACCCATATTTCTTCTCCATCTGGGTCTGAGTTACGCCAATTGAGTGTAAATAAAGAATAGTAGCCACCTTCTCAGGGTTATACTTACTCAGACTCTTCGGAACCGTTAGCGTTTCCTTCACCTCGTTAATCCCATCCCGGATAGATGTAATTAATTCCTTTTTGTCATCTTGGTCTGTAATCATTGAAAATAGCTACAATAACTGATTCTACTAGTCAAATTTTTTTAAAAGGCAGTTAATCTATATATATGTCAGGCTAGCCGCCTTCGGCGACCCCCTCCCCCCCTTGCGCGGGCGATAAACTCCAGAATCGTGCGGGCGATAAACTCTACCTGATGAGAATTTTGAGGTCAAAAACTCTCAAAATATCCTCTTGAAATGGGATGGATTCCAGCGGCTTTTTACCGCTACCCAAACTCGCGCGTTGGTATTGTATGTGTCGCGGTTTGAAAAAAAATTGGTCGGCAGCCAGGCTTGAAACAAATACAACTTATTTCGGGCAGTGCTGGATAGGAAAATCAGCTTAAGAAAAAAACTCTTTAGATCCTTTGGGATCCATTTTACCACCCTAATTAATTGTGAAAAAGTGGTTACCAAATTGCACTTACCTTCCTAAGTTGTTGCCATTTAATAATTTAACCCTTGTGAAAATAATGTGCGAAACATCTTGACTCCGCCCAATTGGATCTGTAGGGTTTGGGTTTTAAATCAAACCCAAGAAAACACTTATGAAAATTACAGTATCTCCAAAATTCACAATAAAGCAGTTACTGGCAGAATTGGATTACATTGCCAAACAAAGCGAAGACGCCGGATATGTCTGGTTTTCGGATTACATTGAGCGACCCAAGGTCAAGGTTCTTTTGGAACTAGGCTGGCTCGTTGATTCGATAGACGATGACGGACAAAGAAATCTTTATATCAGCTAAACACTAAACCCAAACCAAAAATCAAAATCAATAACTCAAAATCATTATGAAAAATACGGTCACAGTAAACGAACCAACAAAAACAACGTCCTACTCATATTGGGGCAGTATGTCTGCAGACTGGAATGCTGAGAGAGAAAACGAGCAAAACGCAGAAGTTCGAGACGAAATTCTCATCCTTTTCGGAATCGTGGAAGCAGGCGCAGGCTATAACGATCACAGTCAAGATTTCATCAACGAGTGTGAGAAGCGAATTGTACAACTTGAAACTAATAATCCTTTAATCTTTGAATAACTCACATCCAAAAATCAAAATCATGAAAACTGAAGACATAAAAAAAGAAAACTATTCCTCCACTTATAACGGCTGGCGAAATTATGCCACCTGGCGCGTGCATCTTGAAATGTTCGACGAACCTTCCGAACTTTTTGAAGGTTGCACCCCTCAAGACTGCAAAGAGTATTGCGAGGGATATATTGATGGCCTGGCAGATTCGATTGCTCCAAACTCCGGTTACAACCTCTTGATGGGTTGGGCGGGAGCGTTTTGTGACGATGTGGACTGGAAAGAAATAGCTGACTCTCAGCAATCTTACACCTGATTTTACATATAGCCCTTGAATGTCGAGGGCTACCTTGTGGAATCCTCCACTCTAAAAAAAACAAAATATCATTATGAAATATGCAATTATCTCAGAAGACATTTCCGGACCAGCGTACGGAATTGGAACAACAGAAGCCGCAGCTCGAATTAATGCCGTGGAATCCGGATTCCGCAAAGACGCTGGTATATCAGTTGAAATAACTGAAGCTAGTTTTCTGGCGATTGAGGCAGGTGATCCGGACGCAATCGAATTAATATAAACCTAAAAAACAAAATAATATGAATCACATAGAAATCCATACTAATGATAACAATATTGGACCCTTCGAGACAGGTTCAATTGCTTTAACCTATGCTAAAGAGTATTTGAAAGGTGGAAAAGAGAAGTTTGCCACTATTAAGAACACCAAAACCGGAGAAATCCTATCCCATATTAAAAAACATTGGAAACATTCTGATGTTTTGATTATCGAGCGTTTTGATATGGATCATTATACTGGTAAAAGGTTTCCGCTTGGAAAGGAAGAAGCATGAAAACAATAACCAAAGAATACCGCACTTATGGGCGACAATTCACTTCGTCCCAAATTGACGAAGCTCATCGGATTTATAAATCCAGAAATGGAGAGTATGGGAGAAACGGCGGATTTACTAATAAAGGTCCATTAATGGCTATAAACAACAACTTATGGCAATCCATCTTAAACGAAATATACAAGGGAATAATATGAAAATCAGGAAAGGAACAAAATGAAAATATATAAACTGACAACTCATACCTCCGATTGTGGCACAAGAGTTGACTATGCGGGAAGTCAGAAAGCTCTTAAAGAAATCATCAAAGAAAGGCTTAAAGATGACGAAACGGCAGAAGTAATGGACATACGTATCGATGCTATAAAAAGCAAAGCCGATATGTTATGGTATCTTAAATGCATCACTCCTGATTACAACAACGGATAACACAAAGCAAAGGGGCAGCCAGCTACAGGCTGCCTTTTTTATGTACCTGTACAATGCATTCTAATAGCCTTCTGATGCGTTTTGATTGATCGGACTAGGGCTAACCCTATGCCAGCCATTTAAATGGTTTATTGGCTTCCGACATTGAGCTTTTTCACCTTCTTTTTCGCCAGTGTCGATTGTTGGG